AGTGCTGGAAGTTGTGCAACTTTACCTTGGATAGCAGAGCGTGGCTGACATGGTGTCCCAAGAACAGCCTCGCTAGTGTGATGAAGAACAACAACAGCCGAGTTCGTAGCACGTGCAAGGTATTTCAACTCCTTCATGATTGCTCTCATAGAAGCAAACTCTTCGCCACCATCGGTGGCTACATCCATTAAGTTATCTACAATTATAAGTGTAGGTGAACAGCCCCATAGTTCTTCAAATGCTTGAACTTCTTCATCTATATCCTGAAGTGTAGGTGCTGATTCAAATGACCAAACTATATGACTACTCTTAGATAGCGTAGCCTTAGTCCATCCTAAATCAGATGATAACATACCTTCAACATCACTCTGATTCTTTCCCGAAATCATAGATGCTAAACGCATAGCCATAGTATGAGCATTAGTATCTGCTGATATGTATAGCGTAGGCACCTTCATCTTGAGTGCTAATGCTAATGCTAGTGTGGACTTTCCCACTCCTGGTGCTGCTGCGAACATCGAAACTTCGGAACGACGGATGATAATCTTATTTGATTCGAATGCTTTGAAGCAGGCAGGTAAAGGTTCTCCGCCAATACTGGCACGCCCAACGCTGCGGACAAGTGTGCGCATCCTGGTTCCTCTCTATTACCAAAAAAGAATCGTAGCCATAATTTGACAGGCATCTTACGACTACGATTCTTCTTCATATTTAATTATTTAGTTTACTGGTTTGCATTGGTCAGGAGTTCCTTGTGGTGAAGGACACGCCCAGAATGCATATGGTTTACCGCTTGCCTTACTGATTCCTTCTCGCCATATACGGGCTCCGTGCTTGCACACTGGCGACGCTGTACCTGATACTGCCGACACCTGGGTTGGAGGCGAGGATACTAAGGGCTTTGTGGCGGTAATGGAACTCGTGGTCGATAAAGGGGCTAGAGTGTAAGCACCTACGACTTTCTGTTGCACAGATGAAATCTGTGTAGAGTAATCGCCAATGCCTTCTAGTAGCACCGACAATTCATCCGCAGTATTAGCACGGATATTTATCATGTCACCTGATGGTGTCTTGTAGGAAACTTGAAGTTTCCAGTCTTCGTTACCCATTGTTTTTCTCATTTCTTAGATGAGAACTGACAGTATTCTGTAAGTCCACATCTATTGCAGTTGTTTGTGTTTGGTATAAAAATTCCAGCCTTGCGTGCTTTGTCAAAGCCACCAACAAGATACTCTAATTTCTCTTCAGTATACTCAGTTAAATCTATAAGTGAGGTAGTTCCACCATGTCTTGCCATCCAGTAAGCACCATACTTAACATCTACCCCTAGAACTTGTTTAAGTCCTAGGCGGTAGAAGCCAAGTTGTAGCGTGCTGAACGGAGTCTGTTGTGAAGTCTTGAGGTCAACCACGACTAATTCACCATCAACTTCAAAGACTCTGTCGATAACCATTTTAACTGGTATATCGGCAAAGGTAGGTGTCAGACCCAGTTCAACGGCAGGTGCGCCTTCTGGTGTGTGCCAGATTCTCCAGTTGTGATTAGCCTTACGCCAATCAATATATCCCTGAACCCATTCAGGTCCAGTCTGTTGCCAAAAATCTACATTCTCTCTATTAGGAAACGCTTTAGAAGAGCGACCACCAACTCTAGCAAAGGTTAAGTCTTTGCCTTCAGCCTCTCTGTTCCACGCATCAGTCCAGAGGCTTTGGGCTGTGAGCACGTAGTGCCTCCTTAATAATTTCTTTAGCGTGTTCTAATCCTATGATTTCAGTTTCATCCATAGTTCTATCTATGACAGTATTAAGAGCAGCGTATACTATAGCACTGGTCTCTCTCTTACCATCCTCGTATCGCTCACGCATGATAGCGGAGTAAGTTTGCCAGGTCATAGTAGTTGACCCATCTTCATTAACAATCTCAATCATAAGTTCTCCAAGTCCCATTTCTCTGTGGCTGAGTGGAATGCAGAGCCACCAACGGACCACACGGATGGTTCCTCAGGTAGGCTAAGTAAGCGACCTAGATAATACTGATATCCACAGTCGATGTAAGTTGTGAACGCCGAATAACTGACGTGTTCAGGTAATGTATACTCTTGAATTTGTATCATAGGAGTATTATACACCATAGGTTAATGCTTGTCAAGGAACATTGTCTACCTAAGTTATCATTCAGGTTTGTCTATAATATATATTAATATAATATATTATATATAAGACCCCTTCGGGGTCTATTATAGTATAATATAATATATAATACAACTTAATAGAGTTGCTGGGCAATAGGGGAAGTTGTCCAGAAACGACGAAAGACCCCCCTTCCTAGGGTATTAGCCTTAGGTCGGGGGGTTTTCTTGTCTATAAAGGGCGTTTAAAGCCCAATTAGGGGTATCTACTTAGAGCCGATACCGTATTCTTTTTCAGTCTTATCTGCCCATTTAGCCATTGGTGCTGCTACGGAGCCGATTAGAATTGCATACTCAGGTGCCAAGTCAGCAGCAAGGGCTAGTCCCATAGTAATTGCTGATGCCAATACTGCACGTAGGTAAGATTTAAAGGCAGCCTTTGTCTTAGGGTCCTTTAACTTAGCGATTAAGTCTTTCATATCCATCCTTTAAGGGCGTGCAACGCCCATTACTAGGGAGTATGGTCTCTTCCTTAAGAAGACTCCATCTCCATTTGACTGACTACCTTTGTCGCCACTAGAGGTATTACCCTCATAGACTGTAAGGTATTTCTTTCCATCATTACCAGCGCAGATACCAACATGGTCAGCCTGTGCATCGGTATCAAACTGAAAGAAAACTATGTCTCCTGGTTGAGCCTTACCAACAGGAACTATCTTTCCTTTTTTGGTAAACCATTTGAGACCTGCATCACATGAGGCGAATCCTTTTTTGGTTTGTGCTGCAACCTTGGATACTAATCCTGCTTGGTCAAAACACCAAGACACAAACATTGCACACCAAGGTTGGTTGTTAAGACCAAACCATTTGCCATACATTGTATTGTTATTAGGACCTTCTTTGTATCCTATTTGAGATTTTGCTATATCTACTACTAATGTCATATCGACCACCACCCGTTAAAGTCAGCATTAGGATTATCCTGCAGCCACTTCTCTCTTAATTCGTTTTGTTTAGGCCAGCAGATGTCGTGCTTTTCACAGACACATCCTTGACAGTCTCCGCTTGTTGCTTCTTCCTTACCCATACTTGCCATCCCTTACGCAGTATTTCAACTTCATCTTTATGTTTACCTAACCAAGCATCTATTGCTGGCTTAGGATTCTTATCAGTTCCATCTGGGTGGTCCCACTCATAGTCATCAAATGCCATAATACCACCAGGCTTTAATAAATCCCAGGATAGATTAGCATCTAATGTTACTGACTCAGGTAGGTGGTCCCCATCAATGTAAATAAAATCATACTTAAGTTCACGGTGTTCTTTTAACCAGTCACCACTAAATGCTTTATAAGCCTGAACCTTTTTGCCATATGGCTTTATCTGTTCTTGATAAGCCTCTTGGATATCGTCCCAGTCATAGACTGACTCATGTGGTAGATTGCCACACCAAGGGTCTATATCTACAAGTATAGATGTAGGGTCAGTAAGTATATTCTTTAGTAGCCAGGCAGATGCGTTGCCAGTAAAGACACCTATTTGCAGGAACTTAAGATTCTTTTTACCCTTAAACTCTGCTAACCCTTTTTCAAAGTCGTCAACAGTATTGTTATCATAAAACCATTTTGGAAAGTTGTCTGTCTTCATCCCCATTACTTTCTACTTTTGAATTAATATTTGATACAACGTATCTACTTTTTGTTCCAACCTATTGACTTGGTCCTTAACACTTGAGCCACCATTAGGGCGAAGTTCTGACAAGTAATGTTTAACTAAGTGTCTTACTGCCATTGCCAGTGCTCCGATTAAAGTAGTTGCAGCCACAGCAAGTGCAGCCCAGTCGTTAGGCGTCATAGTATTATACCGTTCTGATAGTGATTTCTACAATACCACCAAAGCCAGAGAAGCCTCTATCTGGTGGAGTTGCTCGTGTAAATGCCAATTGTTCTATAACAACTTGGCGTTGTTCTCCTGTTGTGAAGTCTTGCATTGTGACTACGTCACCATCTTCCTCTATATTTTCTAATGCTTGGATTCTAGCAAATGCTCTGCCTTCATATCCAGTTTGTACATTGTACTTATCTGTCTCAACATCAAAGCAGTATACTGGGAATCTCATAACCTGTTGGCGTGGTGTAGCAATAGTAGCCTTAGATTGATATCCTTTAAATATAGGACCTAGTGATGTGTCGGTAGCATCTCTTCCAAATATAAACTTAAATGCTACATACTCTTGTGCGTTCTCAGGTTGAGATGTAGTAACCTCAACTGCTGGCACAGTAGATGTATATGTAATGTGGTCATACTCAGTATTATTTTTATCTACAGTTTCAAGAGTTAGGGAACCATAGGTAAAGTCTCCTCGACCAAGTAAACGCTTAAAGTTCTTAGGCTCTAAAGTTCCATATCTGATATTACCTGTAGTTAAGTACCCACTTGACATAAGTGTCGATGCTGATTCAATATAAGAAGAACCAGGAGATGTAACATGTGCTGTTGAAGCAGATACTACGGTTGATGCTACGTTAGAACCAGCAAGTGCATAAGTAAGTGTTGTTGTAGTTGGGACAGATGCTACAGTGAAAGTAGTAGTTGTGCTATTAAATACAGAACCAGATACAGTATCTACACCTTGAACCCATATTACATCACCAGCAGATAATCCGTGTGCCGTAGATGTGGTAAGGGTTACCACCCCAGATGTTTTTGCTTTATTGGTTACT